ACCGAGCTGGGCACGCCCCAAACGGTGGCCGTGGCATAACTACGTCTGGGGTTTGGGGAGACTCAGTCTCAAACCGATTTATGCAACAAAGCCCCAAGCATCGGGAAACTCATTTTTGCATGCTTGCACATAAATTGGAAACTTAGCTTCAGCAGCATTCCTAGTCGCCTCCACTTCAGCCTCAATCCTCTTTTGCTCAGCAATTGAGATGCCGCCATTGTAGTTAGCAGCACATCCCAATAGAGCGGTTATAGCAGCCAAAACTATTGCAACCTTCTTCATATCCCCTCACAAATCAAAGTTTCCTGCCATTCCAGACCCATACCACTCGTCCTAGTACATCAATCTCGTTATCGCCGTTTAGCTCCTGAACAAGAGGGACGTTCTTGTTGTCACTGGATACCACTCTTGTGCCGTCAAAGCGCTCGCTTACGCGCTTTATGAACAGCCTCTTGCTAGTTCCAAGCACATAGACACCATCAGCCATAGAAGGGTCTCTACGCCCAGTGTCGACCAGCAATATATCCCCGTCTTCGAAGGTGGGTGACATCGAGTCACCATAGGCATGAATAAAGCGCAAAGCATCAAACGAGGTTGGCCTAATGCGCTTGTCGAGCCACTCTGGCGAGATGGGAAGGGCTCCCATGATCACATCATCATGCTCAATATCAGTGCCTGGGCCCATGCTGGCGGAGTTGGCCAGCAGTGGTATGTGAATGACTGCTTCCCCTGGCAGAGGTGCTGGCGAAAGAGACGGAACTGATATTGCATTCACGCCAGAAGAGGCCTCGGGAGAAAGCATTGATCCTTGCCCAGTAGCAAGCCATTGCTGGTTTACTCCCAAAGCGCGAGCCGCACTCAGAAGATTCTCTCCTCGCAGAAACTTCGACTTTCCACTCAGCCAACCACTGACGCTAGGGGGCTTCACCCCGCAGCGTCGCGCCAACTCGGCTTGAGTGAGGTTGGCGTGGGCCATGGCGGCTAGAAGTCGATCAGCAAGAGTCATTAGGAAATCCTAACTGTTTGATTGTAAGGAGTGGCTATTGACAAATAATTAGCAAGTCCTAATAATGAGGCCATGATCAACATGACTGCCGCTCATTTCATTGACTCGCTTGGAGGCACGGGGGCTGTTGCCAACATTCTTGGCATCAAAGCTCCATCAGTTTCTGCATGGCGCGATGGGCGCAGCGTGCTTCGCATCCCCGATGACAAACTGATCCGATTGGCTCCACTGGCAGAGATAAGAGGAGTCGCAACAAGGAAGGACCTCCGCCCCAACGACTGGCAGCTGATCTGGCCCGAGCTCACCCCCAAGCGCAAGGAGGTGGCCCATGGTTGAGCCAACACCACACATAGCTGAAACAGGCGACCGCATCTCGCAGGCCTTCCTGAGATGGGATGAGGCTGGCATCCCTAAGCGCCGTAGCGAGCAATCAACACCTTCTTCACTGCTTGCAAGCGATCGGAAAAGCCCGAATGAGCAGCGCCATCGAGTATCCGATCTGCCTTTTCCTGTTGATCGTCGAGGTTCGCCATGACTTCTTTGGCTAGACGGCCTGTGTCGGAGAGCACTGCAAGCAAAAGTGATTCCAGTACGGCTTCGTTCGCCAGCATTCGGCCCGAAAGAGTATCCCAAGAATTTTGACTGTCGCTCATGTCTGCCCCTTCTGGTTTGGTTAGTTAGCAAAGCCAGTGTAGCCAGAAGGCGGCAGGCACCCAGTTTTATCAATCGGTGTTTTTTAAGAGAAAGGAAGAACACACCATGTATGCGAACCCCGTCCACATTCGTAGTGAACGATTCAATTTGTCGCTCACCCCTGCAGAGCGTCGTCTGGTTGAGGCGGTGGCCGAGTTGAACGGCACCCAGCCATCCGTTCTCATGCGAGAGCTGGCTATCGAGGGTTTGAAGCTTTTGCATGGTTCCAAGTCTGCCGTGGTGAGCGAAGAAAAGCGACACGCACATGCGTAACCCACCAGGAACTCCCCAGTGCAACCAACCCATGACACCACATTTGCAGGCAATGAACTATCCGCACTAGAAGCAGAAGCAGCCGCCCAAGGGGTGACTGTCAGCGAACTAGTGAGTCGTCTCGTCTCGTCAGAGATCCAGCGCAGGTATGTCATCCCTCGACTGTCTGCTGCTCCCGTAGTGCCTTTCCCAAAGAGGCGCACCCTCCCAAACACTTTCGCGTAACGGATTTGTGATGAATGCCTTCACCAAGCGTAACGAATCAATCGCTACCCACTTTAAACCACCTCGAATCCTCAAGTCAGTAGACCGCAACCCTCGATACCACGGCTACTACATCGAAAGCGGGGCTAAGGCCCAGGAATCAACCCTCAAGACCCAACGCATCAGAAAGGTGAGCATCTAAATGAACTTCCTCAAGAACATCTGGCAAGCACTGTTTGGCAAGAAGCCTGTAGCACCTGTTCCAGCTCCTGTAGTCAAGCAGCGCACTAAAGCCAACCTGTCTGACTTCGTGATCGTGAATCTGCGTGTTATGGGCCGCGCTTCTGCCGCTCAGTTGGCGGACTACATGGCTGCCAATCGTCGCTCCGTAGCGAATGTGTTGGGCGAGTTGAAGGCAGAGGGCAAGGTTAAGCCAGTAGGCAAGACCGGCCAGTCCGGCAACGAAATTGTGTGGGAACTGGCATGACTGCCGACACAAAAGAGAAAACCCGCATCGGCGGCAACCGTGCGGGCTTCATTGTTAAACGACATATCGATCAACTCGTGGATCGGATTCTAAAGGAAGCCTTTGCGAACCGCAAGAGGGCTCTATAACCATGGCACGTTCACGCAACATCAAACCCGGCTTCTTTGTTAACGAGGACCTTGTGGAACTCGGCTTTGCTACGCGCCTGCTCTTTGCTGGTCTGTGGACATTGGCTGATCGTGAAGGGCGTCTAGAAGATCGTCCAAAGAAGATAAAGATCGGAGTTTTCCCGGCTGACGACGTAAATGTTGACGAGATGCTCCAGGAGCTGCACGACGCAAAGTTCATCCTGCGCTACGAGGTGAACGGTGAAAAGTACGTGCAAATCTCTAACTGGAGCAAGCATCAGAACCCTCATCACACTGAGAAAGCCTCTGATATTCCAGATGCGAACGGTGCTTTAACGGTTAAACAACCGGCTAAGAACCAGAAGCCACAGGAGTCAGACGGTGGAAATCTTGCTGATTCCGGATTCCTGATTCCTGATTCACTGATTCCTGATTCCTTGAAAGATGACAGCGCTGCCGCCATCCCCGCAAAGGCTCGAAAGCCTTCGCGCTCTTCATCGTCTCCCGTCAAGCCTGATGGTGTTGACGAACGTGTGTGGCAAGACTTCCACGCCATCCGCAAAGCCAAGCGTGCACCGTTGACGGACACGGCATTGGACGGCATTCGCCGAGAAGCGGACAAAGCCGGGCTCAGCCTTGGTGAAGCCATTGCCTACTGCTGTGAAGCTGGATGGCAAGGATTCAACGCAGGGTGGTACGCGGACCGCACCAAGGGGGGTGTGGTTGGCGGTCGATTTTTGCCCAACAAGCAGGAGGTCTTGGAGGCCCGCAACCGCGCTGTTGGCGACGCATGGGCTGCTGAGATGCGCGCAAAGATGAAAGGGGTGCCAGCATGAATATCAACCAGATGGACGACTTCCGCACCTTGCTGACGGACGTGATGGCGTACTACGGCAAAGACTGCAGCAGCTTCACCCTCACCGTCTGGTGGGGCGCATGCCAGAACTTCGATTTTGAGCAGGTTTCCAAGGCGCTGCAGCGTCACGCAACCGACCCTGAGCGTGGTCAGTTTGCTCCAAAGGTGGCTGACATCGTCCGGGTCCTGCAGGGGACCAGCACAGACCGCGCAGCAATTGCCTGGGGCAAGGTGCATGGGGCGATGTCTTCGGTAGGCGCATACACCGATGTTGTGTTCGACGACCCAGCAATCCATGCAGTCATCGAGGACCTGGGCGGCTGGCCAAAGATTTGCCGAATGGAGATTGCCGAGCTGTCATACCTGCAGCACCGGTTTCAAGAAGCGCATCGGGCGTACACCGAGCGCGGTCAGTTCGAATACATGCGCCGCCTGCCCGGCGACCGCTCGCCAGACCACGAATTCACGAGTCGGGGAATCCCGTTGCCACGTCCCGCATTGGTTGGGGTCAAGGAGAAGGCCATTGAGGTGCTCCAGAACGGCAACGCTGGCGGCAAGACTCGAATTTCCCTTTTGCCTGTAGAGGCTATGCGCCTTCTGGCCAACACATCACCACAACAACAGATTGCCTAAGGAGTGGAAATGATTCAGAAGCACCAAATCTACACGCTCCCAAGTGGGGCAATTGTTCAAGTTGGGCGCCTTGTGCCTGGAACAGCCGATGACTGGAACTGTGTTTTCAAGCACAAGGAGAAGGCGGGATACATGGTCTGCTTTGCTGGAGAGTTCATCCGCAAGTATGGAAAGGCAATGGCATGAATGAGCTGTACCCAATGCCAAGAAATTTCAAAACACCAAGCCGACCCGGCGAAGAGATCCATGTTCAACCCAGCGTGCCTGTGGTGTGGAGCAAGAGCAATCCAGTACACGCAACGGGTTCTGCTGATCGGTCGAGATGCCAAGGTTCAGCGGTGCCGGGAGATTCTGGCCCGGTGGCTGGAGTTGGGGCACTCGGAGGCAGAAATCAGGCGGCTGGCAAAGCAGGGTGCGTGGGCTGCGGAGCCTGCAAACAGGAAGGGGTGAGGGGATGACAGCATTCCAAATGTCGATGTTGTGTTTGGCGGTATCGCTCTTCTTGCAGATCCGCAATCTCACAGTTTTCTTGATGCTGGAAAGCTTTCTATTTCGCAGCCGGGAGGAGCTCGACATGCTTGATCGACTCCCGCACCAGATGTCGATTGTGTTTAACCCGATCCACTGGCACCGCTGGACAAAGGTGCAGTGGGTTGCATACGCAAACCGAGTAACTAAGAAGTAGGGGGATGTGATGGGAATTCTTCAACAAGGTGAGGTTGTGCAAGTTGCTGAGGCTTGGCCAGATGCTAACGAATACACAGGTGGCAGCGTGAGCTACTACAAGGTTGACGTGGAGAACCCAACCTCCGGCGGGTGTGCATACGCAGCTGAATGCAACGACATCATCGAAGCGCTTGGTATGAACTACGCCGAGGGAAATGCATTCAAGGCCTTGTGGCGCCGAGCGGCTGCTCGTATGGGCAAGGCGAAGGCTGGCTACAAAGACGGCCTGTATGACGCCGAGAAGGTTGTCTTCTTTGGTCAGCGACTGGTGGCGCAGGAGGGCGGCAAGGCGGAGTTGCTCAGGCTGCCTGTAATCGACATGGGAGGCGAGGTATGAGCATCCAGAAGCCTATGCGAAATGCATTTCTACAAGAGGCGTCTGAACGCCTGGCCCAGTCGATTCGTTTGGCTTGCGAGGAATTCATGAGCGAAACCAACTGCAATATTGAAATCCTGGCTAGTCGTGAATTCGAACAACAGAGTGAGATGGTTTTCATTTCCACTGGTGTTCGCATCCAGATCAAGCCTTTGGAGCTAAAGCTATGACTGAGCGCATCAGCCTCTCCCTGTGGTAGCCCATCCAAGCCCACAAGGCCCTCATGCACGCATGGGGCTTCGTCAAGCCTTGGATTCTGTCCGGCCACCGCCTCACCCTGGAGATCCGGCCAGAGAAGCGCAGCGATGCGCAGAACCGCCGTCTGTGGGCAATGCTGCGCGACATCAGCCAGCAAGTGGACTGGTACGGACAGAAGCTGACAGACGAGGAATGGAAAGACGTTTTCACCGCATCCCTCAAGAAACAGAAGGCCGTTCCTGGTCTTGATGGAGGATTCGTGATCTGCGGCCAGCGCACCTCAAAGATGACAAAGGCCGAGATGGCAGAGCTGCAGACCCTGATGGAAGCCTTTGGCGCAGAGCGGGGTGTCAATTTCAAAGCAATGGAGGGTTGGGATGACTGATGAAATCAAGATGGCTCAAGAGATCAAGCGGATCACTGAGAACATGAAGAAGCCTGCTTTTATTGATCTGATCAACATCATGGCCAACGAGAAATTCGCCAAGTTCAAGGCATACCAACGCGCCGGGTTCGACGCCAGGCAGGCGTTGGAGCTGGTGATTCGGGAGGTTCGGTCTTGACATTCAGCCGCACCCGCTGCGCCCATTGCCGCCAAAAGTTTGAGTCTAAGCGCCCTGGTCAGATCGTCCACGAGGAATGCGCCGCTGACTATGTGATCGCCCAGAGAGAGAAAGAAGAGCGCAAGGCAGAGAAGCAGGCTCGAATGGCCGCAAGGGTGGAGAGGGCGGAGACGAGGCGCCGCAAGGGAGCGTTGAAGACTCGCAACGAGGTACTGGCGGAGGCGAAGGTAGCAATCCAAGCCTTCCGCCGTCTAGAAGAGTTGGTTAAGGGGCGGGGCTGCATTAGCTGCAAGCGTTCTCGTGAAGAAGTGGAGTCCGGCCCATGGCGTCCTGGAGGCTACTGGGATGGAGGCCACTTCAAGAGCAAGGGAGCATATCCAGAACTAGCTCTTGAGCCTCTGAATATCTGGCTCCAGTGCAAGTCGTGCAATGCCGGGTCAGGGAAGTACGCCCGCAAGGGCTACACCGTGGCTGCGAACTTTGAGGCGAACCTGGCAGAGATTGAGGGGCAGGAACTTGTTGACTGGCTCAACGGGCCGCATGACCAGAAGCATTACGACATGGACCAATTGATTGCCATTCGCAACGAGTACAGAGCAAAGACAAACCGATTGAAGAAAGAGAGAGCCTGATGCGTCGTGATGCAAACCTTGATGTTCCAGTGGAGTTGCGCCAGGCCGAGGAACTGTTGGAGAAGTACGGGCGTTGGGCGCAAGACCGATACCGCAAGCAGCGGTGTGCGAGTGCAGAGGGAAAGTACCAGCCGCCTCCGAACATGCGTAATCGGGATGATGAACCCATGATCCCATTCATTCCAGATTGGAGTGCTATGCAGGTCCAGCGCGCGCTACAGGTGGTGCCAGAGCAATTCAGGCGCGTACTGTTCGCCATCTACATCCCACAGAAGGAGCACCCTAATGCTGCACGCAGACGAATGGGGGCCTCAAACAGAAGCTGGGAGGAGCGCCGGATTCTTGGACTTCGGTCATTTTGGCGAATCTACTCAGTCAGGTACTTGCGCAACTTGACAAAGGATGGCATAATCGCGACCAATTACCGCGACACTGAGTCGTGCGCCCCGGTTGCCTGATGGTAGCCGGAGGCGTCCCCAGGTAAAGCAAGGCCCGCTAGGTTCATCCCTGGCGGGCTTTTCGTTTTAGCCGTCACCAGATGCTCTACCGCCCCAGCAATCGAGCGCCAGTATGGGGAGCAGCTGCGTGACGGCTTCTGACTTCTGGGCCTGTCGTTCAACGGATAGGACTCCCGGCTTCGAACCGGGCGATGAGGGTTCAATTCCTTCTGGGCCCACCAATACCACCCCTGGGCCTCTGACTCAGGCAGCTAGGCTCCATGTGGGGCCTTTGCTTTTTCCAGCTGCAGCAAGCGCGGCCCACTCCAGAGTGGTTTGATGGAGTGGCATCTCCTTCCCCAAGCTCACGGGGTGCTTGCAGAGCGAACAGCATCCCCACGCATGTGCGAGTCTGATGGGGAACTTCACATATTCACCAGGAGCGAAACATGAACACAACATTTAAGTACACCGTTGACCAGCGAGTGACAACGCCGTTTGGTCGCGTTGGAATCGTGTCTACGGCGGCAGTGGGCCGAGCAGGCAATCACTACTACGTCGAAACAGAACTCGGTGGGTCATGGTTCTATGAAGACCAGATCACTGGCGTGATTGACGTTTAGGAATACCAAGGCCAGCCAAGTGCTGGCTTTTCTTTTGGAGAGAGCCATGAAAGCGCACCAGCCCCCATACAACCCAATGCAGGCGCTGATCAAGGCGATTTTCGAAGTGCGCCCGCCAGTGCTGAGGGGCATAAAGATTGATACCGAACCGCATGGGCATGAGGTTGTGCGACTGGAGGTGTCACTGACGCCCGAGCTGATTCAGGCGTGGGGCGAGCACTGCAAGGAGATCAAATGAGCCTAAGACGAAAGATAGCCCTGTGGCTGTGCCCTGAGTTGGGTAATGCGCGATTTGTCTACCGCTCATCGGCTTACGAATGGGCATTCGACAAGTCTGCGCCTCTTGTGGTGCTTCATGGCTATCAGCCAGTAAGGCCCAAAGGGTTATCACCCGATTGGCGGCCATGTCCGCCGCCTTGTGACCCGTGATCCGACTACCAGTTACCGCAGGGCAGGCTCTCCGCACACGCGACCTACACACTTGGAGCCTAGCCCCTGCGACCCATTCGGGTATTGACGCCAGCGAAGGAGAGTAAATGCACAATCGCTGGAATATGATTGAATCAGTTGTCCAACCAGGGTTGCATAGCAAGCGCGCGATCGAGCGCGCCGGTAAGGCGATGGCAGAGTGCCGGGCCACTGAAGAGGATGAAAAAATAGTTCAGTATTGGCGCGATTGTCATGCATACGTATTGAACACGTTTCAGGGCACATTGCGGCGCTGGATCCGCGACAACCCATACGTTCTTGTTCAGCGGCTAAAGCGACTGAACACAGTTCGGGACAAGTTGCAAACCGGGCGTTCGCAGGATGTGTCGTCGATGCATGATCTTGCTGGTTGTCGGATCATCTTCCCAAGCATCGATGATTTGCGGAAGTACAGGGACGAGTTTCACGCCAAGACCCGCGCAAAGCACGAATATGTGAGCAGCGGCAAGTATGACTACCTAACGAATCCAAAGGCTACAGGCTATCGCGGGATGCACGACGTATTTAGATACCGCGTTGATGGACCCCCTGGAGATGTCTGGAATGGATTGCGTGTAGAGATTCAATATCGCACTCAGGCTCAACATGCATGGGCTACAGCTGTTGAGATTTCAGACTTGATTGACCATGCTCGGGTTAAGTTTGACCAGGGGGCAAATAACGAGCGTGAGCGTTTGTTCGTCTTGGCCAGTGAGTACATTGCTCGCGAGGCAGAGGGTATGAGGGGGTATCTGCCAGATATTTCGGATGGGGTGCTATTGTCCGAACTTCGCTCGCTTGAATCTCAGCTTGGCGTTTTTTCGCGTCTACGAGCTGTCAGTTCTAGCCAGATAGATATCCCCAACTCCAAGAACCTAGTTCTAGTATTTAGTGATCAATTAGAAATTGAGGGATTCAGGTCAGCTCGCCAGGCGATGGAGGAGCGAAACCACTATGAATTGTTCGCGCCAGATGTCGATGTTGTTTACATCCGCGCTGAAAAGCCTTCTGAGGTTGCCAATGCATTCAGAAATTATTTCCGCGATGCAAGAGCATTCATTTCGTTGCTCCCTCAGTGATCGTCCTATCTAAGTTCTTCTCGTTGCAGAGATGACGCCCGCCTCGTGCGGGTTTTTTATTTGTGGCGCAGCTCGGCATGGTTCGGGCTGCGAGTCGATACAAGGAAAGACATGACAACCAAGACTATGACCGCAGGCATTGCGGCTTCTGCAGTGCTGGGCGGCTTTGCCGCGCTGCTACTGAGCTTTATCTGGGTTGCCGCATGGTCCGGCTTCACCCTGTCCGTGCTGTGGGGCTGGTTTGTGGTGCCAATGTTCGGCCTGCCTGCGCTGTCTGTGGCCCAGGCATATGGAATCGCGCTCGTGGTCCGTGCCGCCAAGGGGCTGGATACAAGGACTGAGAAGAGCCCGGATAGCTTCGGCGCCGCTCTGGGCAAGGCATGTGTGCTTGCGCCAATTGCGTGTGGACTGTTACTGCTACTCGGCTGGGTTGCGAAGGCCTGGGCATGAGCCTGGATAAAACCATCGCCCACGGCAAAGAGCACCGCAGAGGGTGCACCGAGACGAGGCGCATCACCGGGCGACGACTGCAGCGTATCCGAGAGCGGTACTTCGATAGTCATCCCTTGTGCGTCGAGTGCGAGAAGGCTGGAAGGGTCAGGCTCGCTACTGAGTTGGATCACATTGTTGCTTTGGTAAATGGCGGCTTGGACTTCGATCAGGACAAAGGGAAGAATCGGCAAGGGCTGTGCTTTGACTGCCATGAGGACAAGACGCGCTCAGACCTTGGTCAGCGAGTGAAGAAGCGGGTTGGCGCTGATGGGTGGCCTGAGTCCTGATCGTGGCACTACGGGGTTGTAGTCGGGCGAGATAGGTATTGGCAATAGGGGAGGGGGGGGTAGTCGCAAGTTTCCAGGCTCACCAACGGAAACCGACCGGTTCGCTCCGTATTCCTAAACGTCCAGAAAAAAGGTAATTTATATGGCGCAACGAGGCCGAAAGTCTGCTGCACAGATCGCAGTAGCGGCCCAGGTTGGGCCTATCACTCATGAAAACAGGCTGATTCCATCGGCTCATCTGAGCGATGCTGAGCAGGTTGTCTGGGCGAGGCTGGTAAATGATCACCCAGCATCGGCATTTACTGAGACACACCGGGACATGTTGGAGTTGTACTGCCAGCACATCATCCAGGCGCAGGTGCTGACAGATGAGATCCAGGCGTTTGACCGTGCGTGGCTTGCTGATGATGATGGATTGAAGCGATATGACCGCATGTTAACCATGCGCGAGCGTGAAGTTCGCTCGGCTTCGTCTCTGGCAACTCGACTACGGATTACGCGCCAAGCAACTACAGACCCGAAAACGGTGGGCCGAGCCAACTCCAGTGTGGGGCGTTCCCGCAAGCCGTGGGAAATGACGATCGATGGCTAGGAAGAGAGAAACGCGCGGGGAGCGCAATATCCGCTGGATTGAAGCCAACTGTCGAATTCCAGACGGGAAGCATGTTGGCAAGCCGGTGCGCCTGACGGATGCGCAGAAGGGCTGGATCAAGCAGATATACGACACGCCGACGCGCACATTCATTCTGTCGATGGCGCGGAAGAACGCCAAGACAGCGACCAGTGCTTTTCTGCTGCTGTTACATCTCTGTGGCCCTGAGGCTAGACCTAACAGCCAACTCTACAGCGCTGCACAATCGCGGGATCAGGCGGCAATTCTGTTCGGCTATGCGTCCAAGGTTGTGCGCATGTCGCCCGATCTCAGCGAGTATGTGGTTGTAAAGCAATCGGCCAAGAGCTTGGAGTGCGCTGAGTTGGGGACTGTCTACCGAGCGCTTTCGGCTGATGCCTCAACAGCATATGGACTAAGCCCGGTTTTCTCGGTGCATGACGAGCTTGGGCAGGTTAAAGGGCCACGATCAGAGTTGTATGAGGCCATTGAAACTGCCTCCGCAGCCCATGAGCAGCCACTGTCCATCATTATCAGCACGCAGTCACCGACTGATGCAGACCTGCTAAGTGTCTTGATTGACGATGCCTTGACTGGTGCCGATCCCCGTGTGAAGGTGGCGTTGCACACAGCGCCGCTGGAGATGGACCCCTTTTCCGATGAGGCAATTCGACTGGCCAATCCGCATTTCGATGTGTTTATGAACCAGGAGGAAGTGCGGAAACAGGCATCTGATGCAAAGCGCCTGCCCAGCATGGAGGCTGGTTACCGTAATTTGATACTAAATCAGCGGGTTGAAGCCAAAACTCCATTTGTGACGCGCGCGGTATGGCAGGAGAGCGGGGAAGAGCCGAATGACATGGACGGAAAGGCCGTCTATGGCGGCCTTGACCTCTCATCGGTCAACGATTTGACGGCACTGGTTTTGACCTCTGCTGACGGCGACGTAGTTCCGACATTTTGGCTTCCAGGAGAGAACATTGCGGCGAAGTCTCGGGCTGACCGAGTGCCGTACGACCTCTGGGCGCAGCAAGGATTCTTAAAGCTGACGCCTGGGCGTGCGGTTGAATATGAGTTCGTGGCACACGAGCTGCGGAGAGTGTTTGACACTTACGACATTCGGGCGCTTGCTTTCGACCGATGGGGTATGCGCCATCTGCGTCCCTGGCTTGTCAAGGAGGGATTCACCGATGATGAATTGGCGCGCTTCATCGACTTCGGTCAAGGCTTTGTCTCCATGTCTCCGGCAATCCGAGGCTTGGAAGAGCGTTTGCTAGCCAAGAAACTCAGGCACGGAAATCACCCTGTGCTATCTATGTGTGCAGCCAATGCCATTGTGGTCAAAGATCCTGCAGAGAACCGCAAGTTCACAAAGTCGAAGGCGAGTGGCCGTATCGACGGCATGCAGGCGCTGGCTATGTCCATCGGGGTCATACCTCACGAGGTTGACTCTCACAAAAAGTACCAGGTGATGGTCTTCTAACCACTCATTACCACAAAACAACCGACCCGCTATATGCGGGTCATTTCATTTGGAGCGGCAATGAACCGAGCCTATTCCACTCTTGAAATCAAATCCGCCGAAGAGGGCGGAAAACGCACTTTCACTGGCATCGCCTCAACTGTCACTCCGGATCGGAGTGGCGACATCGTGGAGCCCAAGGGGGCGCAATTCAAGCTGCCGATTCCCTTGCTTTGGCAACATGATCACAGCGACCCGATTGGCTGGATCACTTCGGCCAAGGTCACTGAAAAAGGGATCGAAGTCAACGGCGAGGTGGCCGATGTCGAAGAAGCGGGTCCGTTGAAAGATCGACTGGCAATGGCCTGGCAAATGCTCAAGTCTGGGTTGGTGCGGGGCCTGTCCATCGGCTTCAACGTCATTGAATACCGGCGAATTGATACCGATGCAAGGGGGCTGCATTTCTCCAAATGGGAGTGGTTGGAGCTTTCTGCCGTAACAGTCCCCGCAAACCAAGAAGCATCAATCACTGCAATCAAATCGGCAGATGCCGCAATCCTGGCCTCGTCTGGCAAGAAGGAGAAGCGTGGATTTGTCGTCATTCCTCCCGGCGTCTCGGGAAATCCTGCCCTCAAGAAGGGCGTTGTCTATTTCAACCGTTAACCCGAGAGGTTTTACAACATGAATATCCAAGAACAAATCAAGCGCTTGACCGAGTTGCGCGCACAGAAGGCCCTGGAAATGTCCGGCATTCAAGAAAAGGCTGCTGGCGAAGGTCGCACCAAGGATGCCAGCGAGCGTGAATCGTTCGTGACGCTGGCCGACGAGATCAAGCAGATCGATGAAGAACTGACCGACCTGCGCCAAATCGAAGCCTTGTCTGCTACTAAGGCAGTCCCTGTAGCTGGCAACACTCCGGGTGAAGCTTCTGCTTCTCGCGGCGCTATCGCGACCGGTGGCGCTCCTGCTATCCACGTCAAACACGATGCGGATGAGAAGTTCAAGGGCCAGAACTACACCCGCATGGTGATCGCCAAGGCTCTGGCTCGCCTGGGTGAAGATGGCTATGAAAGCCCGATTGCCATTGCTGAGCGCCGTTGGGGCAAGAGCAATCCTACCTTGATCAGCGTGATGAAGGCCGCTGTCGCAGGTGGCGGCTCTGGTTCTGGTGAATGGGGCGCAGAACTGGTGCAGGCCAACAACCAGTACACAGGCGACTTTATCGAGTACCTGTATTCGCAGACCGTCTATGACAAGCTGGGCCTGCGCCAGATCCCTGCCAACGTGCAGATCAAGGGTCAAGATGGCGCGGCCACTGGTTACTGGGTGGGCGAATCGAAGGCGATCCCTGCATCTGCTGCCGACTTCAATGCGGTGAATCTGAGCCCGCTGAAGGTTGCTGCACTGGCCGTTGTGTCAAACGAACTGCTGCGCGACTCCAGCCCTGCAGCTGAAATGCTGGTGCGTGATGCCCTGGTGCAAGCTTCTTCGCAGCGTGTTGACCAGACCTTCCTGTCTGCAGCTGCTGGTGTTGCGGGCGTGTCTCCTGCAGGCATCCTGAACGGCGTGACTGGTATCGCATCGGCTGGCACTGATGGCGCAGGCCTGCGTGCTGACATCAAGGCGCTGTATGCATCGTTCATCGCTGCCAAGAACGCTGATGGCCTGCAACTGGTGACCACCCCGTCTTTGGGCAAGGCCATTCAGCTGATGACCAACCCGCTCGGCCAAACCGAGTTCCCTGGCATCACTGCAAACGGCGGCACGCTGCTGGGTGATCCTGTGGCTACCGGTCACAACGTTGGTGCTGGCCAGCTGATCCTGTTGAAGCCAAGCGACATCTACCGCATTGGCGACTACGGCGTGCAAGTGTCGATTTCGCGTGAAGCAATGATCGAGCAAGACACCGCCCCGACTGGCGCAACCGATACGCCTGCTGCTGCATCGTCGAACCTCACTTCGATGTTCCAGAGCGAATCGACCGCCATCAAGGTGGTTCGTCCAATCAACTTCGCCAAGCGTCGTAACTCGGCTGTGGCGTTTGTGACTGGTGCTGACTACGGCGCGGTTGACCCAACGCCTTAATCCATGTGCCCCGGGGCTAAGGCACCGGGGCCAGCGAAGGAGGAAATATGCCTGAACTCACGGCACTCAAGCGCTTTACCTATGCAGGCAAGGCGCTCGTCGCAGGGGCTGGATTTGTCGCATCGAGGCAAGACGCTCGCGTCCTTGTTGCGGTGCGCAATGCCAGATATGCGACCGTAACCCCTGTCATTGAACAGAAGTCGCCAGATAACGACCTGGCTGTTGCTGGCGATGAAGCCCCCACACCTGCCCCGAAAAAGATGGGCCGACCCAAGAAGGCATGAAGCCAATGAATCAATCCACATTTTTCGGCAGCCTGCGCGCAAAGGCTGCAAGCTGGATCGCGCCACGCGCACTAGCGCCTGCTGCGGGCGGGTGGATTGATGTCACTCCTGCTCAGCCGCCCGGCTATTTCCAGATGGACATGAAGGTGCGTCCTGAAACCATCTTGGCCCATCCATCTGTCTATGCATGTGTCTCACTGATCTCTAACGACATTGGCAAGCTGCGCGCCCGCCTGATGGAGAAGGTTGAGAAGGATGGCCGCACGATCTGGGTAGAGGCTACACGCCCCGCATTTTCTCCAGTTCTGCGCAAGCCAAATCACTATCAGAACCACATCCAGTTTAAGCAGTGGTGGATTATGTCCAAGCTGACGGCTGGCAACACCTATGCGCTGTTGCAGCGAGATGGGCGCGGGGTTGTGGTGTCGATGTACATCCTGGACCCCAATTGCGTCACGCCATTGGTTGCGCCAGACGGATCTGTTTTCTACCAGCTCACGCCTGACAACTTGACTGGCTTGCAGCAGACAACGCTGATCGTTCCTGCTTCTGAGCTGATCCATGACCGCATGAATTGCCTGTTTCACCCTCTTGTTGGAGTTGCCCCGCTATTTGCGGCCAATATGGCGGCACAACAGGGCATAGGCATCCAAAAGGACTCGGTGAAGTTCTTTTCGCAAGGGGCTAAGCCCAGTGGCGTTCTGGTGGCGCCTGGCAACATCTCACCGCAGAACGCAAAGGAAGTCCGGGACTACTGGAATACAAATTTCACTGGCGAGAATGCTGGACGGGTTGCGGTTCTTGGCGATGACCTGAAATATCAGCCCATCCGAATGACCTCGATTGACTCGCAGCTAAGTGAGCAATTCAAGCAGTCATCCGAATCTATCGCGCAGGCATTCCATGTGCCTGCCTTTAAGTTGGTTCTTGGCTCTCTGCCCGCTGGACTCAAGGTTGGCGATATGAACCAGATTTACTACACAGACTGCCTCCACTCTCCCATTGAGGAAATGGAGGCAGCTTTGGACGAAGGTTTGGCGCTGCCAGCTGGTCTGCGTGTTGAGCTTGAGCTAGACAACCTGTTGCGCATGGATCAAGCCGCTCAAGCGGACATGCTTGGCAAGTATGTTGCAGGCGCAATCATGATGCCAAATGAGGCCCGCGAGAGGGTGGGCCTGCCGCCAATCAAGGGCGGTGATGCCGTGTACCTGCAGCAACAGAACTACAGCCTTGAAGCCCTTAACGAGCGCGATAAGGCGAACCCACTGGCGGCGAAAGAGCCGCCACCTCCCGCAAAGCCAGCCGAGCCATCGGAAGAGGACAAGGCCCTGATCGCCTGGGCCAAGGCGCAGGCTGAAACAGAAAAGGCCATCGAAGCGATGCGCAAGGCCGCAAAACCGGAGGCCAAGAATGACATTTGATCCAGAAAAGTTTGGGGCGGCGATGGGTGATGCCATCCGAAATGCCACCGAGCCACTATTGAAGCGCATCCATGATCTTGAATTGAAGCTGGCAGAGAAGCCGGATTTCTCGTCTGAGATAGCGAAGCAGGTGGAAGCTGCAATTGCAGCCATTCCAAAACCAGAAAATGGCAAGGATGGCGCTCCTGGTCGTGATGGAATAGACGGCAAGGAAGGCGCCCCAGGGCCACAAGGCGAGAAGGGTGATCCTGGCGCACCAGGCCCAGCTGGAGAGGCAGGCCCTTCCGGTGAGCGAGGAGTACAGGGCGAGGCTGGCGCCCCAGGTCAGAACGGCAAAGATGGCCGTGATGGACTAGATGGCAAGAGCTTCACTATCGAAGATGCAGACATTCTCATTAGCCAAAAGATTGCGAGCTGGGAGCTTGATTTCGAGCGACGCGCTGTTGCAACTCTGGAAAAGGCCGTTGATCGTATGCCCAAGCCCAAGGATGGTGTTGATGGAAAAGACGGTCAGAACGGCAAGGATGGATTGGGTTTCGGTGACCTGCAGATGGAATTCGATGGTGAGCGAACCCTGTCTTTGAAGTTTGTGCAAGGTGATCGCGTCAAATCGATTGACCTGTGCATTCCTGCCGTTGTTGATCGTGGTGTCTTTAAAGAGGGCCAGCAGTATCAATCGGGTGACGGAGTGACCTGGGGTGGTTCATATTGGATCGCCCAAAAGGACACTGGCTGCAAACCTGACATGCCAAATAGTGGCTTTCGCCTGGCAGTCAAGAAGGGCCGCGATGGCCGGGATGGGCGAGATGGCATCGACAAGACTGCGCCGGTAAAACTGGAGGGGTGAACATGCAAATCATCACCCTTGCCCAAGCCCGGGAGCATCTACGCAGCGACACGAATGCTGATGATGCTGACCTGCAGTTGAAGATCGATGCGGCTACTGATGCGGCTTTGGATTACATCAGCGTGCCCGCGAGTGACCTTTTTGACGCCGCCGGGGCGCCAAAAACCGGTGAGGATGGCCAGGTTGTTCGCGGTGCTCGCCGGGTGCAGCAAGCTATTCTGCTAACCATCGGTTGGCTCTATGAGGATCGTGAAGGTGGTATGCCACAGGCTGTGCAAGCCGGACACGGATTCACGCTCCCCAGGGGGGCAGCAGCTTTGCTGTACTCAATGCGTAAACCAACCGCTGTATGAGGATTGAGGAGCGCGCCTGGCGGGCCAAAATACTATCGAGCACAAACGAAGGAGGCTTGAATGAGCTGGAGCTATATTGACTGGGCAGAGAGGGCTGGAATTGAGTGCCTCAAGGGCAGATTGGAAACAGCTGCATTCCTGCAAAAGGAAGCAACGACCCTGCTGAGTATTCTTCTTGTGGGAATTGGCGGGGGTATTGGCTATTCTGCCAAGCTGTTTGAAGGCGGCATGACACCATGGATTGCAGGCATAGCCGCTTCTACCGTCTGGCTGTCTCTGGTGGCCATGGTGTTGATGATGAAATGCATCAAGACCATGAACACCCAGCTGCTCTACAACCTGCCTCTGAACATCTATCGTCCAGAGATGAATTTCTCAGAGATTCAAGTACGAGAGGCTGAATTACGCAACGTGAATGAGCGCATCAAAATCACCATCGCGTCGAATGATCGACGTGCGACATGGCTGGACAGAGTGCGGTACATGGCGATTGCGACACCCATCATCTTCTGTGTCGCAACCGCTATTGCGTCACATTAGGCAATCAGCGCGGAGGCCATTCTTTTCGCTCCGTGGGAGGCTGCGGAAAGTGAACCGGCTCGGGTGGCGGAGCGGGAGGGGAATGAGCTTGCATGTTCAGGCAACTCCAAAACCAGGCCTCGGTTTGCGATCCTGGGTGAATGGCTCCGCTGGGCCGCGTTTCTCAGTTGGCGGTTGAGGAAAAGGGTTGCTTGGAGTTTGCTCTGACATCGAGTGGCCCCCACATTGGGTTTACATATTGACGCAGTATAGATGACTCGCATTGACGATTTCAGGCCCTCTTCGGAGGGCTTTGTCTTTTAGCGAGGCCAAACATAAGAAGGAGGGCGCATGACAACCATAGGCGATCTACGCGACCGAATCAGGATTCAGAAGCGCGGCGGCACTGACGAATGGGGCAATCCAAACCCTGATGGGTGGTCAGATCATGTCTCCGTGTGGGCGAATGTCCGGCACCAGTCGGGGTCAGAGTCCATCCGCTCAGGTGCAGATACCTCCATCGTCCGTGCTTCCATCCGTATCCGTTGGCGAACCGACATCACTGCAGCAATGCGGGTGATCTACATGGGCGCTGTCTATGAGATTGACGCTGTTCTGCCTGGGCAGAAGCGTGATTTCATGGACTTGACCTGTAAGAGGGTGAACGATGTTCAGCTTTGACGCTAGCAAGCTAAAGAAGGGCCTTGAGGCGAAGGCCATCAAGGTTCAGAACTCTGCTCGCCCCGTTGCTCAGGCGGGAACACAGGTGTTGTATGACCAGGTGAAGGTGAACGTGCCTGTGAAGTCTGGAAAGCTGAAAAGCGCCATCTATCAGGTGTTCAGCAGGGACAGTTCTTGGGAAGGGAGGGCCACCTATCACATCTCCTGGAACAAGAAAAAGGCTCCTCATGGGCATTTGATCGAGGGTGGAACCAGCAAAACACCTGCTCAACCGTTCTTGCGCACTGCCCAATATCAGGCTGGAGCGCAGGCCACAGAAGTGATGAAGCAAAAGCTTGGGGAGATTTTGAATGATTGAGCCAAAGCTGATTGCTGTACTTCACGCCATTGCGGGTGCTGCCAATGTCTACCCTGATGTTGCGTTGCCTGGAGCGCAGGCGCCCTGGATCACTTACCAGCAGATTGGAGGCAAGTCGCCCACTAGCCTGGATCAAAAGCTGATCGACAAGCGAAACGGCGTCTTCCAAATCTCCGTGTGGGCCAAGACCCGGCCAGAGGCAACCAGGATTGCACTGCAGATTGAGGATGCCTTGTCTCTCTCTGCGCTGCAGGTGATTCCTATGGGAGCAATGCGCTCTGACTATGAACTCGACACCAAGCTGTTTGGTTCCCGACAGGACTTCTCAATTTGGGATGACCGCCTATGAACGAAGCCACCAAAGAACTTCACCACGCGCTGATCCGCCTTGCAAAAGGTGCAATCAGCGCATGGGAGCGCTGGCTAGAAAAGCGCTCCATCTAAACAGATTCTCTAACCCTGCCTCGCGGCGCTGCCACTCCTTACGGACTCGCAAGCCAAAAGCCTCGCAGAAATCGGCCCCGGAAGGGGTCTTTTTTCTTGAAAGGCCCACATGGCTTACGCAGTATCGACCGGAACCCGGTTTGCAATTTCGTCCGCTTACGGAGCAGCAATTCCAGTAAGCGCCATCTCCAACGGCAACCCCGCTGTGATCACGGCAACCGGGCATGCGCTGGCGCAATACGCGCCGTTCATCCTGAAAACGGGCTGGGAAGACCTGAACGACGCTGTTCTTCGCGTTGGCACGGCTGCCACCAACTCGATCACCTTGGAGGACGAGGACACAACGGATACCGTTGTGTTCCCTCCGGGTTCCAGTGCTGGCTCTGTGGTGCCAATCACGGGCTGGACCGAGCTGCAGCAGGTCACCTCCATCAGCCCGTCTGGTGGTGAGCAGCAATACGCTGAAATCAGTCCACTGTCGCAGAAGTACGGCGTGAAGATCCCGACCACCCGCTCAGCAATGAGCTGGGAGCTGGAATTTGGCTGGGACCCAACCTTGAATGGCTACAAGGAAGCCTTGAAAGCTTCCCGTGCCAACAAGTTGGTAGCAATCCGCATGGCACTGCCAAGCGGCGGCTCCATCTCCTATGGCTATGGCTACATCAGCGTCCAAGAAACGCCGGTTGTGGCCTCCAACGCCATCACCACTGGCCGCATGACTCTGTCCATGCTCCGCCCCCTCAAGACTTACCAAGGTTCGTAAGTCGCCAGAAGGCCCGCTTCGGCGGGCCATTTCATGCCCGCCTGGTAGCTCCGGAGCGGGTTTTTTTGTTCTATAAGGAAAACCACCATGGCGAAGTCGCTTGCATCCGTAGCCCCAAACGCTACTTTCGAAGAAGCTGTCAAATTTCAAGTGCCCGGAAAATCGAACCAATCGATCAAGTTCCGCTTCAACTATTTCCCCGGTGATGAGCTGCAGGCTCTGACCGGCGAGTTCTCCAGCATCGCCGACAAGGTGAAGGCCGAGAGCAACATGCTCACGGAAGCCGAAGAGTTGCAGGCAACCTACCGCGCCCAGGCAGAAATGGTGCAGAAGATCGCTGACGGCTGGGAGCTGACAGATGAATTCAACGCGCAGAACATCACTTCGCTGCTGAACGCGCATCGTGGGATCTTCTTCCTGATCTTCAACGCTTTCCTGGAGGCGCTCAGCGCAGCCAAAGCAAAAAACTGATTGCCCTAGGTCGGGACTACTTTGATTCCGGCCCCGATCTAGAGGAATTGAAGCGCCTCGGAATCCCTGTTGAGGCGCTTGCACAGCCAGAACCGGTCTTTATCTATCCCGGTCATGAGGATGCCTACCAACTCTTTTGTGACCATGCCGACCAGTGGCGCTCTCATATGGGCGGCTATTACGCCTTTGACGCCACTGTGGCTTATGCCTGGATGGACTCAGAAGGGATTGAGGGCAAACGCCGCAATGAGCTATGGCGGGAAGTTCGCCAGATAGCCGGAGGCGCGCTCGCAATCATGCGAGAGCAGATGGAAGAGGCTCAGCGCAAGGCCTCTGCGAATCGAAGTCACTAGCTTTTGCGACCATGTCGTAAAAGGTATGGTGGAAATCGCCATACCTACTTCTGGCTCAAGAAGAGCGCGTGAAAAAGCCCTCCTGAGAGGGCTGGTTGGGCTACTTTTTGGGGCGCTTGGGCGCTTGCTCGGCGCTTTCATCATCACTAACAATTTTCGTCAGTTTCTTCACGACTCTTTCGTAGTTGTCCGCGCCATCTCCATCTTTGAAGTGCTGAAGAAGTGTCTTCCTGTTTGCCTCATTCAATGGGTGGTCGTTCAGCATCCGAGCCATCAATTTATCGCTATTTTCGATATGCGTGGCAAGCGCGTCACGCGACTTCTTTTCTAGCAAATCAATCGGTTGAGGACCTGACTCTTTGATGGTAGTGCTGTGCTTTTCGTTGATGGCGCGAATGTCTTGAGCCATTTTCTCGTCGAACTTGGCGGAGGGAATTTTTCGCGCAACAACCTCCATTAGCTCAATTGCAGCTTGTGACGCAATGAAGGCCTCATACGTAGTGGTAAGGTTTTTTATCTTTTCAAAGCCGACTTCTACTTCTGCGCGAGACAGTTTGTGGCTCAGTACGAGCGCGACCTTGTCTGCATCTCCTCCGCCCGAGAAGGAGTCGTCCAGCCTCGCCAAAATTTCCGCATGCAAGCTGCGCGAGCCTTCCTTTGCGGCGTCCTCTAGCTTTGCACGCAAGTCATCCGGCATGCGTAACGGATAGGGCTTTTGTTGGTGTCGATCTGTCATTGCATGAATTGTGGACTCTTTTTGATGGTCTTTCAAAGAGTCCACTTGACATCCACTTTTTGTGGGCGCTTAATAGAGTCCACATCAACTGCGAATGTAAAAGGTATCAAATGCAAACAGACAAAGAAAAGCCATGCTTCATCCAGCACAAGGTGCGGAAGGAAGTGAAGGATTGGATCGAAGCGGAAGCCACTAGGCGGGATAGATCGCAGGCTTGGTTTCTCAACCACCTTATTGAAGGTGCTTTTGCCAGAGCCACCACGCAACCCCAAGGAGCCGCAGCATGAACGCGCTAACTTCACTCCCTCAAGGCCCGCTGACGATGACCAGCCGCGAGATCGCAGAGCTGACCGGTAAGGACCATGGCAATGTGATGCGCGATATCCGTGCAATGGTCGAGGCAATTTCCACGGATTCAGATTTGAATCCATGTGCGAATTCAACGACTTACACCGGAAAAGATGGCCGTCAGTATCCACAGTACGAGTTGGACAAGGACACCTGCTTGACCTTGCTGCTGGGTTACGACGCGGTAGCCCGCATGAAGGTAGTGAAGCGCTGGCAAGAGCTGGAAGCAAAGCCAGCACTTAGCCCGGCCAATCTTTCCCGCCTGCAGTTGATCGAAATGGCTATGCAGGCAGAGCAGGAGAGGCTGGTTCTAGAGAACAAGGTAGACGAGCTGTCGCCAAGAGCGGAAGGCTTCGACCGAATCGCAATGTCTGATGGCTCGTTGTGCCTCACCGACGCTGCAAAGACACTGCAAGTCCAGCCGCGCAAGCTGACGCAGTTGCTGCAAGAGAAGGGTTGGGTATATCGCCGTCCAATGGGTACTGGCTGGCTTGCATACCAAGACCGCATCCAGTCTGGCCATCTGGAGCACAAGGTCACGACAGGAGAGAAGAGTGACGGCAGCGAGTGGACAAGCACTCAAGTTCGCGTAACGGCACGAGGCCTCACGAAACTGGCGGATGTAGTTCGCCAAGCGGGGATGCATTGAACCCCCAAAAGGCGAATCGCCCAACAAATTGGACCTTGTTGAGCGATTCATGTGAAAACCCACTCAGGCAAGAGAAGGATTCGATATGAATGATACAGCAGGCACTAACTTAGGGCAAGGAATGCCCAAGTCCGGACAACTCGCCGAAATGTTTCTGACAATAGCTGCAGACAAATTGAAGTCATTGCAGAGCATTCGCGAGAACGATGAGCAGTGGACAGAGGCCGATGTGAACGTCGATTTTGCAATCGACCTTGCTGTCGATCACATCCGAGCCATGACTTCCCGAGGGTTCAATGACTCCGGCGTGTTTGTAGTCGATTGGTACAAGGCCGCTGCAGCCGTTGAGTTGAGTCTGTCGGCCTTCAGTCGGCCTTCATGCTGGTATGGTCGCAGCCTGAAAGTGACTGCCGAGTTCTTTCGGCAAGCCCCAGAATTGTTTGACTATGCAAGCAGTTGAAAGGGTGCTTTGGCACTAACTTTTGCTAACATGGACTCTTCGTTTAGGAGGGGACATGAGATCGTTTGTCTTTTTTGCACTTGGCTTTGGCGCTGCTGTTGGCACGGCATTTTCTGCGGATGACTCAAAGTACACCAAGAAGCACGGCGACTGGCTTGCGATAGCTACTGCCAGCGCAATGACCGATGAAAAGGTTTGCGTTGCTCAGTACTCTAAGGACTCAAACATCATCTATACAAGCAGTGACAAGATTGAGATTGACTACAGCCGACGCGGTGGCGTGGATAACTATCAGTACCGCTTTGGCAAATCGCATCCGAGTGAGATTGCAATTACTCAATCGTATGAGAAAGAAAAGATCAGTGTTCCAGTCTTGGTCTTGGAGTCGCTAGACCAAGGTCGGCTTTTGATTCAAGGGGCTACCGTTCTAAAGGCTCCAATCAATCTTGATGTGTCCCTGAAAGGGTTAAAGGAGGCGCGAGCAGATATTGCATCTAAATGCGAGATGAATGATATGCGCTCAATTGCCAATGGCGCGCCTGACTGGGCGACCTGGCAGGCGACGCCATCCACCACGCCGTTAAAAAAGTAGAAGTATTTTTTCAATGATTCACCGCCTGTATGGCGGTTTTTTTACGCCTGAACCCGCCTAGCGCGGGTTTTGTCATTTCTGGAGTCGTCATGTCAGATGAACTGGTAACACAACTAAAGGTCACAGCGGACGTTTCCCAAGCCAGCCAAGGCTTTACCAAAATTGGCGCTGAGGCAGAGACTGCGAGCAATCGTGTTTCTAAAGCTGCACGTACTGCACAGAAAAGCTTGGCCGACCTGGGTGTTGGCACTTCTGACAATGTGAAGAAGCTTGGCGAAGCGTCCAAGCAGGCAGCTAGCGGCATTACTGCAACAGGAAACGCGGCCAAGAGTGCTGTCAGTGATACCAACAGTCTCAATACTGCAGTTGAAGGATTGAACCGGCAGGAGCTTGCCTTCATCAATGCCCAGGTGCGCAAGGCCAATGCCATGCGCATGAATAGTGGCGACATGGCTGCCTATATAGCGCAGTCGCGTGGTATGAGCCAAGCCACCCAGGACATTGCGCGCGCTGTCGGCCAAAAAATGGACGTGATGAAGCAAGAGCAGGCCGCAATGGCTAACTCAACCACGCTCATGTCTCAGGCGGTTAAGGCCTATGGCGCAATGGCTGCTGCGATCTATGTAGTCACACAAGCCATTGGCAAGTTGGTAGGTGTTCAGCGTGAGTTCGACAAGCTGAACTCAAGCCTGATCACTGTTACTGGTAGTGCTGCCAACGCTGCATCTCAGATGGCATGGCTCAAGGATTTTGCCAAGGAGACTCCATTCGGCTTGGCGCAAGCGACTGAGGCGTTCGTCAAGATGAAGTCTCTTGGCTTGGACCCTACCCGTCAGGCGTTAACCAGCTTTGGCAATACAGCCTCTGCGATGGGGAAAGACCTCAATCAGATGATTGAGGCAGTTGCAGACGCATCCACTGGCGAGTTCGAGCGCCTGAAAGAGTTTGGCATCAAGGCCTCTAAGGATGGTGAAGAGATCAAATTCACCTTCCAGGGAGTCACAACCACAGTTCGCAATAGCGCAGAAGAAATCACCAAGTATCTTGAGCAGATTGGCAATAACCAGTTTGCTGGAGCAATGGCAGAGCGGGCCAAAACCTTGGATGGCGCGATATCTGAGCTTGGAGACACATGGGACAACCTGTTCCGGACGATCAATGAACAAAACACTGGTCAGTTCATTTATGACTCAGTCAAGCTTGCGACTGGCGCAATTGAGGATCTAACAACGATCATCAATGCCGCCAATAAGGCAATGACTGATGGAGCCCGGGCTGGGAATGGCTTCAAGGTCGTTCAAGAGGGCATTGCGACGGTATTTGAGACGGTTGCAGTCTTGGGGGCAAATGTCAAGTATGTGCTGATAGGGATTGGCAAGGAAATTCGCGGCTTGTATGAACAGGCAATTCAACTGGCGAAAGGAAATTTCGAGGGGGCTGCTGCAATTCGGCAGTTCATGGTTGCTGATGCTGCGGCTTCCCGCCGAGAGATCGACGCGACCACTGAGGCAATTCTGAATGCAAGAAAGAACGCGAAGGACATTCTTGAATACAAGAAGCAAATCGCATCATCTGACCTGGGGGGCTTGGCGGGCCAGGTTGACGGTTACAAACCAATCGATGCCGACAGCAAAGGCTTGCAGTCGCGGGTTGATAGCGCGCTGAACTCAACCAAAGGCTTGAAATCCCAGGCCGAGGCGATGTCGGAGGTTGTCAAGCAAGGCAACAATCTAAAGACTCTGTTGAAGGAGCTGCAGGATGCTGGTCAGGGTACTTCACAGTCTGCGAAGGACTTGGAAGCAAGGCTTGCTGGCGTGAACGAGAAGATCGCCGACATGGCGAAGAAGGGCAAAGATCGTTCTGGAGAAGCGGCAGTAAAGAAGGAGATCAGCGCCTACCAAGGATTGATGACAACGATTCAGGAGGTAATTGCCAGAAACCAAGCCCAAATCGATGGGGTTGACAAGCTCACAGAAAGCCAGCGTCTTGAAATCAAGCTGAATGAAGAGCTGAAATCTGGAAAATTAAAGCTGTCTGCGGCCCGTGAGTCTGAGCTTCGTGCAGCCATTGCAATTGCAAAGGCTCAAGAAAAGTCTATCGAGACCACGCGCGCGGAGGCGGCAGTAACAGAGCAGCTACGCCAAATCCGAATGGGGATTATCGGTGAGTTGGAAAAGAGTGCTCAAGCCTATATTGACGGCAATCAAGCGCTGGAAGACGAGATCGCGCTGATAGGCAAGTCAAATTCTGAAAGGACCAAGCTCACCCAATCACGCAATCAAGAGCTTATTCTGATCAAGAAGGCCACCTTGGCTGAACTTGAGCGCCAGTCTGCAATCACTGGTACGCAGACGCGAGCTGAGATTGCGCTGGGTGAGGAAATCAAGCAACTTGAGCGCCGTAATGAACTTCTTGGCCTAAAGGATGTTTCAGTACAGGCTGATGCTGTTCAGCAGAAACTACGCCAACAGTTCGACCAGACAGTGCAGCAAGTCGAAGACATCTTCGTCTCAGGCTTTGCCGACATGATGAACAACGGCAAGTCCGGCTGGGAATCGTTCTGCAAATCCCTCAAAACCTCGTTCTACACCTTGGTGGCAAAGCAGATTTACAAGATGCTTGCTGAGCCCTTCGTTGTGAACATCGTAGGGAATCTCGTGGGGTTTACAGGTGGGGCCGGAAGTGCAGCAATGCAAATTGCTGGAGGTGCGGCTAGCGGCGGCGGCATTTTTAGCAATATCAGTTCTGGCCTGAGTGGTGCAAATGCTTTCGGCATGCTGGGTGCGTTCGGTGGCGGCATGAGTGCGGGCCTTGGTGGGCTTTTGGGATCGTTGGGGCTTACGGGAACCGGCACCACTTTCGGTGGAGCTCTCTCTGCAGGCTCCATTGCCATGGGGTCTGGCAACATTCTGGGCGGCCTTGGCACATTCCTGGGGGCGCTTGGTCCGATCATTGGTGGCCTGAGCCTGCTGTTTGGTGGTGACTTGTTTGGATCACTCTTTGGCCGCAAGCTCAAGGAGTCGGGTGTTGAAGGCGAATTCGGCGGAGACACCGGCTTTGAGGGGCGATTGTTCAAGTACTACAAGGGCGGACTCTTCCGGTCGAATAAAACGACCTACGAAGACTTGCCCGAGGAAATGCGCAAGGGCCTGGGCGATCAGTTTTTGGCGATGGATGAATCCATCCGTGCAATGGCTGGGGCCGTGGGTCTGGGTGGGGAGGCTTTGGATGGATTCACTGCCAAGATCAAAGTCAACCTCAAGGGGCTGAGCGAGGAAGAGGCCACCAAGAAGCTGCAGGAGGAATTCCAAAAGATTGCCGAGCAGATGGGCGGCCTGGTGCTTACGACTGACGAGTACACACAAGCGGGAGAAACCCAGCTTGAGGCGCTCACTCGTCTTGCGCTCAGCATTACGACTGTCAATGGCGTGTTCGATGCCTTGGGTACAACACTCCTGGATGCATCTCTTGCAAGTGCCGATTGGGCTTCCAGCTTGATCGAGGTGATGGGAGGGCTAGACAAGTTCTCGCAGGCCGCAGCCACTTACTACGACCTCTATTACTCTGACGAAGAGAAGCGAGCCCAGGCGTCGAAAGTCGCAAATAAGGGCATGGCAGATATGGGGCTCGATCTGCGAACAACCGATGCAGACGCGAAGAAGAAGTATCGGGAGTTGGTGGACAAGGCGATTGCTGATAAGGACGAGGAGCTGCTGGCGTGGCTTCTGCAGTTTGCTGATGACTTCGCTAATGGTGTGGATGCTGTAACCGCATCTATTGAAGAGGCGACGAATTCTGCTGTGGAGCTGATGCAAAAGCAGCTTGACGAGATCCAGCGCGTTCGAGATGACACTCTGAACACCTTGGGCTTGTCAATTGACGGCCTGGTGGATGGCTTTATCAAGGAAGTGAACGAGGGCCGGGGTGCTCAGGCTGGCCAGTGGCTGGCTGACACCATCGCCTCGGGCTTTGAGCAGGCTATTTACGGCCAAGCGCTGACCATCGTCATGAACTCGATCATTGATGGCGTTATCACTCCGGTGGTGACTGCCGCAATGACGGGCTCCTCTGTCTCTGCTGCTGTGTCTGGTGCTGCCATCGATTCGATGGTGGCTAACGCCCAGGCAGCAGCAGATGCCTTGAGTGCTTTGCTCACCGATCCGGCTTTCAAGGAAGCCATGGAGCAGGTGTTTGGAATTGTCCGCGACTTGGGCAATGACATTGGTAAGTCAATTCCTGTCATGTCCACATACCGGCCTGCAGTTCAGGAAGTCACCAGGGCTTATGAGTCATCGACCAATGCTGCCGAAGAAGCGGCAAAGGCGGCGCAGAAGCTGGCGGATGAATGGTCCAAGCTGATCGACTCCATGTCGAACGAGATGGATCGTCTGCGTGGTGAGTTGCTGGGCGCTTCTTCCAATCAGGGTGCGTCCTACTACGAGTCCATGTTTGCGATCAAGACGGCCCAGGCGCGAGCCGGTGACCAGAATGCAGCAGCAGAGCTTCCAAACCTCATCCAGAAGCTTGAAGAAATCGCTAAGGGGAACGCCTCGTCGCAATCCGATGTGCTGCTCAAGCAGGCGGAATGGCTCGCTTCGCTGACCGATACCCGCAACTACCTTGCAGGCAAGTACGGGGTCGATATCAGCAACCAGAAGGGCGCGGAGGTTGCCGCAACAACGACAGGCCGGATCATTCAGACGACGGGTAACACCGCAGTCTTGAATGCGCTGCAGTCGTCGAGCGACAACCCGGCGCTTCTTGCTGAATTGCGAGCCCTCAGGGTGGCTTTGGAGACTCAGGGCGACGACCGTAAGGCGGAAGCGCTTGCCATCACCGTTCCAATTCAGCGGCTCGAAAAGCGCTCGCTCAAATGGGATGTTGAGGGCATGCCGCCTACGAGAAAGGAAACCGCATGACAGGGCTGAAAACCATCAGCCCGCTTGATATAACTGACAGCGTGATCGTCTCGCAGCCGCCCGTTGAAGATGCGGCGGTTGCGTGGACTGCAGGCTCCTGGCCGAAAGGCTCAAGAGTCCGCTACCAGCACATTGTTTATCAAGCGGGGTCTGATGTTAACAACGCAATACCACCGCCAGATAACCAGGCAGTCTGGATACCAGTAGGGCCCACAAATACGTGGGCCCTTTTTAATGGTCGCACCTCGCAGAGTTCCAAGTTCAATGCGACGGCCTCTTACCGATTCAAATTCGGAAGAGCGGTCGATGCAGTGGCGGCAATTGGGCTTGTGGATGTGCAAACCATCCGTGTCCGGGTGATCGATCCGACCTATGGAACGGTGTTCGATAAGTCACTGACTGTCGGCCTGGCTCCAGAAATTCCGGATTGGTGGGAGTGGCACTTTGGGGTGTGGACACCAACGGGAGCGCTTGGCATGTTCACAGGACTGCCCGCCTATCCCCAGGCTGATGTGCTGGTGGATTTCACCGGTACGACACAGATGGAAGTTGGCAACCTGATCATGGGCAACTCCAAAGAGTGGGGCTTGGGAGTCGAAGTGGGTGCCTCTGTGGGCATTCAGGACTTCTCGCGCAAGGATCTAGACGAGTACGGAAACCGGGTGCTGGTCGAGCGCACTTACATCGGGTGGGCGGATATGTCTGTACCTGTGCGCCGCGCCGAAATTACTCCGCTCAAAAGCTACATGGCACAGAACCGTGCCAAACCAATTCTATTCATCGGTTCGCAGGACATTGAGGCATTGAACGTCTTCGGCATTGCCAAAGACTGGTCAATCGCCATCGAGTACTACGGCTACGCAATGTTTGCTATTCAACTTGAGGAGGTGTGATGCCTTTAGTCACCCCAACCCCTATCCCTGCATACCCTCCAGCTCCACAACCAACAGATGACCGGGTGACGTTTAGCACCAAGGCATTTGCCTTGTCTGGTTCGTATGAGCCCCAGCGCATCATTTTCAATACTGTGGCTGGTGAGGTGTACACCAACGCGCTCTGGTCGCAAACCAAGGCTGGCGAGTCTGCTGCATCGGCATCTCAGGCTGCAACAAGCGCTTCAAATGCCGCAAGCTCTGTAACTGCGGTCAATCAGACCGTAGCTGACATTCTCGCCGCCAAGGATGCCATTCAGGCGGGGCCTGTGGCCTCTGTAAATGCGCGTACTGGTGTTGTAACTGGACTAGCTGAAACTGCTGCACCCTCCATGGGCACTGCGGCAATGTCCACTGCCCCATTGGGTCAGTGGGCAACATTCAACAGTTCAGGAACTGCTGGGGCAGACTGGCCGACATCTCTTGGAACCGCGTGGTGGAACGTATTCACCTTTGGCACTGGAACAAGAAAGACGCAGCGCGCTACTCAAATCTACGCTGGCGGTCAGCAGGGGTGGGTGTTTGAGCGTCAACTGCAAGATTCCACTTGGAGCCCATGGCAGCGTTTGTTCAGTGATCGGGCTTTGATCGAGTTTCATGCTCTGTTTGAGGCGCGCTCTGCTACGACCAATATCAGCTTTAGCAACGGGTCGATCCAGACGATCACTCTGTATCAGAACACCAGCATAGTGATGCCAGCGCCACGAGATATTGGCGATCAGCTCACGTTGCGGATCATCCCTACAGGTGCGTTCAGTGCAAGCTTCTCTGGCACCCCAATTCGTCTGCCTATCGGCGCTTCGTTGCCGACCGTTGGGCCTTTCCAGCGTCTGACCCTGACCTTTGTTCCGCGATATGACGGAGCGGTGTGGGACGCCTTTATCGGTGGGGTGCATGAATCATGATGGCAAGAAACATCATGATGAGCAGCGGCAGTGTGGGGATAACCATTGCTGCGACGGTGCGCAGTCCCGACATTGCTGCATTGGCCCGGGCGCGTGGCTGGAATGGTTATGGCCTGATAACTTGCACGATCAATGCCGGGGTGGATGTAGCCACTTTGAGCATTTCCGGCATTCCACATGATTGCCTGACGATCATCAACAACGGTCGTATCGGTGGTGTTCTTAACAGTGGCACAGGCCTTTACACGCGCACGCGCATTCGTGTCTATAACTACGGAACGATATTCGGCGGCGGTGGTAAGGGTGGTACTGGCGGTGGGGCAAGTGTCTGGCTGACATACGACCCAATTAACTATAAAGCGGATGCCTTCGGGGGCAGTGGTGGTAACGGCCAGGGCTTCTCTACGTCTGGATCTGTCACGCTAGTTGGCGCAACTGGCGGCGCGGCTGGTACGACTGGCTATACAGAGCGCTCAGGATCTGGGACTGCTACCGCTTACGGCGGCACTGGTGGCACTGGCGGGGCAGTCGGCCAGGCAGGAGGCCCCGGCAGCTCTGGTTCATACACCGGCACTGGTGGCTATGGAGGTAACTACCTTGCTGGCGGCGCTGGCATAGCGGCTGGAGCCTATGTTGACGGCAATAGCTATGTAACTTGGGTAGCAAACGGCACGCGCCAGGGCAGTGCAATCAACTGAGGATCAATATGTTCTACAACACAGAAACGGGCGACTTTGGTCTGACTGAGGGGGATGTGCGCTCCTATTTTGCGCAGTCAGAGTTCCTCATTGTTTGGCCTGAGCCCTTTGCGCCACACGAGCCTTTTGTGGCGGTCATCGCGGCAGAGAGGCCCGCGCACAACCCGGCGACTCACAAGACCGTCGAGATTGAGCCTAAGGATACGCCGGACGGCTGGCTGCAGCAATGGAAGGTGGTCAAGCTCAGCAAGGCGGAGTTGGATCAGATCGAGGCAGAGCGTCTGGCAGCTGAACAAGCGGCAAAGGACGCGGCGCGGATCACGGTCACCAAGCGGCAAGCTTGTCTTGCCCTCTTTGACCTGCGTGGCATCAAAAAAGATCAGATCGCTGCGGCGCTTGCGCAGATTCCCGATCCAGACCAGCGCTACCGTGCCGAAGTCGATTGGGAAGATGCCCGGGACTTTGAGTCCGATAGTCCAACAATGCTGATGCTCGCTGCAGCTCTTGGGCTAAGTGAAGCTGATCTAGCGCTCCTATTTGACTATGCCCAGGCGCTTTGACCTGTCACACACAACACATGCCCGCATGGTGCGCCCAGCGGGTTTTTTCATTTCGAGAGGCCTGAATGAGCAATACAACTGAAAGTGCAGCGATTGTTGCCGGGAAAACTGCGGCCTACGGAGGGGCAACCACTGCGGTTGTGAGCGGTATGTCACTGTCAGAGATGGGGATCATTGTTGGCGCGATTGTCGGCGTCCTGGGATTGATCTTCGGTCAGTACTGGGCCTGGCGCAAAGACCGGCGAGAGGCGCGCGAGATGGAGGCGCGCATGCAGCACAAGTTTGGTACGGGATGGGATGAGTTATGAGCAACAAACCTCGGGTCGCAGTAGCGGCCCTTACTGTTTCTGCTGCTGCTCTGCTGACCTTGCTTGGGGAGGAGGGGTTTCGCTCCAAGCCATACATCCCGACGCAAGGCGATGTGCCGACTATTGGCTACGGCTCCACAGTCTACGAGGACGGATCCAAAGTAACGCTGGCTGACCCGCCAATCACCAAGGAGCGGGCCCTACAGATCGTGCGCAATCACAAGAGCAAGGATGAGGCCCTGTTCCGGGCCAGCCTGCCGGAGGTGAAGCTCACCCAGGGCGAGTACGACCTATACATGGACTTCACCTACCAGTTCGGCATCACCAACTGGCGCAGCAGTTCCATGCGCACCCATTTGCTTCAGGGGGAGTATTTGCAGGCGTGCAATGCACTTCCAGCGTGGCGCAAGCAGGGTGGGCGGGATTGTTCGCTACCGCAGAACTGGGGCCCCAAGGGTTGCAAAGGCGTCTGGACGCGGCAGCTTGAGCGAACGAAGAAGTGTTTAGCAGAGCAGTAACGCTCTGCTAGCGAAGCTATTACAGGCTTCCTTCTGGGCGGTTCATGTATTCGTCAATCACTTTGATCTGGCGTTGATACTCGCCATCTAGGCACATGCCGTGGACTAGCGATTGAATTGTCCCACCGTGATAGGCCTCATCTTCAAAGGAGCACAAAGCAGTTGCGTATGCATCAGAAGCTTTGATGTATGAGTTAGCCGCCTTGCGCTGTTCCTTTCCCACCTTTTTGAGCATTTCTGCACGTTTTGCCTTTAGAGCCTGTTTGGTCTTATCAAGCTCCTTAGCTGCACAGACTTTCATTCCCAAGGTGGAATCCTGATCTTTTGAGCAATCGATGTCGGCGAACTGATCGTCTTTTGCGTGGCTAACGCCGCTTACTGCAGCAATGAGTACCGCAATGGCTAATAAATTTTTGGCTTTCACATCTAACCCCTACTTGTTAAGAATCTCGATTCTGTTGGAGGAACCTTGCATGAAAATTACATCAATCTACTGCCTTGATCTCGCCCATGAGGTCGGTCTATGACCCTGCAGATTCAACTAGCGTTAGCGGCCCTGGTGGCCGCTTTGTCATTTGGTGGTGGCTGGATGGTCAACGGCTGGCGTGGCGCATCCAAAGTGGCCGAGTGCAAGACCGAGCAGGCCCAGGGCGTGGCCACCCGCGCAGAAGCCGCCCGGGCCAACGAAACCCAAACCGCCCAACTGGAGAGCAAGCATGCAAAAGACACGATCTACAACGCCGACCGCCTGGCAGCACTCAAAACTGACATTGCTGTTGATGTGCGCTCTGAGCTTGAGCGCGCTCACAGGCTGCAGCTCAGCGCCGACAGTAGAGCCGCCACTTATCGCGCGCAAGCCCAAGCCGACGCCACTGCCCGCCGCGCTCTCGCGGATAAAGCCTCAGCCCTCGACCACCAGCTTGCAGAAGGCGTCGAAGTGGTCGCGGAACTCGGAGGCGCTCTTAAACAGCGAGACGCCGAAGTAGCCGCGCTGTGCGACCAGGTGAACATTGAGCGAAGCCTGAATGGTGGCGAAGATGATTTAGCCTGCAACTAGGTTCCTTCGGTAACAAAATTCTGGTGAATGTGTGACGATATCGATAATTTTTGCCTCATACAATTTGTCTATTCTTCCGCGTTGAAAGTCTTGTATGAGGCAAGTTCGAATCTGTAAAAGTGAGCGTGTGAGGGAGTCGCTTGGTGAAGCATCTGGACAGGGTGCTTGGGAGCTCATCTCAACCAAGGGCGTTGATGAACTGCACCTTATCGTCCAAGCAGGGAATGAGAAATTTGGCGCAGGTAGCCACTGGATAGAAACTCGCGAAGTTGCTGACTTCCGTGAGGAGCCCGACAACGATATCTGGGATCTAATTCGGCTCAGCATGCAGGCCTGGCTAGATGGAGCTATCGATAGACACACTACGTATTTCACGCCAGAAGCGGTGTTTATCAGTCCAGACGGAACTTGCTTTCGTGGAAGTCACGATATAGCTTTCGCCTTTAGCAAAGAGGCCGAGCGACTCCCGAGTAGGTCAATGGAAATTCAAGCATTTCAGATATCCTATCTAAGCTCAGCTGCCGCTGTGGTGATGATGCAGGGCCAAATCTCACATGGCAACTCTTTTGGCCCTCAGCGCTGGGTCTCAACCCAGACTGTCAAGAACACTGATCGAGGTTGGTTGATCGCTTCTCACCAAGTCTTCCACCGAGATTGAAATTTAGGTGCGTAAAAGTAAGCCTCCCCGGCGCCACTACGGCACTGGGGAGGTTTTTTCTTGTATGGAGAACCCATTACACGTTCGTTATACTGTATTTTTAAACAGTATTTAAGGGTGGCCCATGCAGATAGATCAGATCGCCATTGCCGTGCTTGGGGCTGCTGCTGCCTGGCTGTCTCAGGCGCGCTCGGAGGCTTTCAGACGGTGGGCCTGCATCTTCGGCATGCTTGGGCAGCCGTTCTGGTTTTACGCCTCATGGAATGCTGAGCAGTGGGGCATATTCGCAGTGAGTGTGCTGTATGCGCTGGCCTGGATGAAAGGGCTATGGAACCATTGGATTCGGCCTACACCCAGCAGCATCGCGGCGGAGAAAATAGGCACCATTCAATTCGTCCCCGAAGCGAAAAAATGATCCAGAGCCTGCACATTGAAAAAAGCGCGCCCGGTCAGTATCTGGCCCGGGTCATGAATGAACACTCAGAAGCCCTGAGCTTCACATCGAGTTGCATTGCTGGCGCGATCCGAGACGCCGCCCGCATGATCCCCAAGGCCAAAGCGTTTCACATCTGGTATGAGCATGTGAGCATCGGAACCACACCCGTCCTGCACATGCAGAACGACTCGGAGACGCTGGCCTCCAAGCTGAAGCTGTTGCATGGGCAGTTTTGGGGTTGAAGGTTGACGAAGAACTACCGTCAAAACGGCACATCCGGCCCTAGATCGCGGCAGACTTCCCTCATTTCCGCAGGCGTTGGTGCGCAGCGCCAGATCATAGAGCCCAGAACGGGCATAGCCTCAGGGCGCGACGGCTTGATGGTGTCTGCGCGCTCATGCTCCGGCGTCTTGATCCCTTGATCTTGCGGCTTGATGTGCCATTGGCAGTATCTTGATCCAATCATGTTGATCTCCAAAACACTGTATATTTATACAATGTTTTGCGAGGTCACACTACTGAGAAGGAAAGGAAAGCGGCTCAAGCGAAGCGAGTTGGCCCTTCCTGTGCGCGGTAGGTTGTCCTTTACATACAGGCAGGATAAGAACCCCATGAGGAACCGCAAGGTGTTCGATTTGTTCGATACAAAGTCGCACACCGTTCCGGTCAGTGCCTGCGTGCTTGTTGATCCTGTATTGCAAGAGTTCACAGAACAGGGTGCCGTCTGGCGCGGTTACGAGATCGCTGTGATTGACGGCGAGGTATACGAGTTCGCTCAGCTCTGGCTGGTACGGCAAGTTTGGTGATCTCGTTCATGAGCTCGTCCAGGCGCGGCTGGTTACTCCGCTATGGCAACCAGCGTTTTGAGCCACCGTTCGGCTTCACTTATATGCGCAGAGGCGGGTCAAGTGCCGCCAAAAGCCATGTTTCAAAATGACACATTTTGGAGGGATGGCGTATGGAAATGCGGACGCTGGTTCAATTGAGTAAATGGCAATTTGCGGACGGCGGTTCAATTCCGCAAATGTTTCAGAGCGAATTCATGTCTACCTAGAGGCCAAATCACACCGAAATCACACCGATTTGCTGGAGGCGGCATGAATGCTTGACCTGACGCGGGTTCAATTCCCGCCAGCTCCACCATACAGCACAACGCCACACAAGAGAAATGTGTGCCGTTAAGCATAAAGTGTCCGCCCTGGACACCTTATGCTTTATTTTCCGATAGGACACATTTTGTTTTATCGAGAATTTGTGCTAAACATTAAAGCTTTTGGCAAATTAAAACCACCTGGGTACACCTCAGGTGGTTTTTCTTTTGGAATCAATTAGTTGCAAAGACTGGTGAGCCAAGAGCTTTGTTGAACTTCGTGCACTGGGCAGAGCAAGGCAGTCTACTCTGTGCTGCGGGCTTGGCTGCACCGAGTCGCCCGACGCCTCGACGCAAAAAAAGGAGCTGCGTCGGCCGCAACTCCCTTGAGGGTTCATTTTGTGCCAAACCTTGGCCTGGTGCTGGATGCCAAGTGGCTTAGCTTTTGCGTACGAATGTACGCATTGCTCGCAATCCAATCACTTGGAACTTGCCAGGTTTGCCGGTTTCGACGGTTTTCGTTTAGCCCGGGCAGAATGAGGTTTTCAGTCCTTAAATACGAATTCAGGACAACGCGTTGGCTGTGTGGGGAGCTCTCTTTGAAGCTACTCTTGCACCCATCTCTGCGGGTAATGGTGGCCGCAAAGTGCCGCCGTTGCGTACTCGCTGCTCTCGATATGCCCCCGCACCTCACGCAACACATCCCAGCAGTTGCACACCCGGTTGAGGATGTCCGCGGGCACCAGCGGCTCAATTTCACGCATATTGGGACTGATGCCTCTGTCCAGCAACTGCCGGCATGCACTCTCCAAGAATGGCCATGCTGCAACCACATGGGACTGCTGGCGGCGTTTGAGATAGGTGAGCCAGCGATTGGCAATCCTGCGCGCCGTCTTATTGCACTTCATGTACAGCATCCGGGGCGGCATCTGCACCACACTGGCTGCATGCATGAGCGACACTGGCATAGGCTGCAGGAGCATCGCTTGTAGCTTGTCCTCGATAGCCTCCCAGTCATGGGTATGCACCCGGCGGTTCCACTCGGGGCGAGCAGGGTAGTCTAGGGCAAGGGCCAACTGGTGGTTGGCCACTGGCGGAGACCAGCCGTCCATATTCCCCATCAGCAAATCAGCCAGGTCCAAGTGCGCAAAGCAGGCGATGCGCAAACTGATATCGACCTGGGGCGTGCGAGATTCGCGCAACCAGGTATGCAAGGTCGCCTTGGCAATACCCACTTGTTTGGCCAGCAGTGAGTACTGGCCTGCGCACATGGTCTCAATCACGCGTTCGATAGCAGCAATCACCCCATCGCGCAGTGGTGGCTCAAACCCCGCGGACTGTTGCACTTCCACCAAGCGGGCAATCTGCTGCGCTTGCCACAGCGCCACTTCGCCAGCAGCATCGTCGGACGCAGCGTCATACAGGGGCTGGTTGGAACTGACTGGCGGGCGCGGTTGACCCATAAACATCCCGCATTTACCACACCAGCCCACTACCGTGAACGCCGAAGTATGCCGGGCCTTGTCCACCCCGCAATGCGGACAGTGGTGCACCAAGGGCGTGCCATGCTTGTGGCATACCGACACCAGTACAGGCTCCCAGCACAGCCGCAGATACGGCGTGCCACCACTGTCCAGGTCTTCTTGCAGGCAATACGGACAGAACTGGCCGCACTTGTGCAAAGCCAGACCATTGCCGGGAATCACGCCTTGCCAGGGCAGGAAGGTATGGCGCTCCAGCCCCACCACGGAAGTGGTGGCAGCCAAGGCCTCGGTATAGGTCTTGGCGCCGTCACCCAAGCCCGAGATTTTGCGCTCATACCAGGCGTACTTGGCGTTGACTGCAGCGCCAGGCTCATTGCCCACGGAGTTCCCCATATACGCCATCAGCTTGCGCGACAGCTCAAGGGTGGAGGTGCTGTGCGACAGCGCCAGTCTGCAAAAGTAGCTCAACAGGCTCTCGGCCTGGTCACTGCCTTGGCCCAAAGGCTTCAAGGCATGCAGCACCGAGCGAGGATTGGTGGTTGCGATAGGAGATGCAATCATGGAGGGGGATGTAGTCATGGAGCAGTTCCCTCTTATGCCGACTTGTGCTTGGCATCAACTGATTCACGGGTGAGGCTGGGGTCCACGGCCAGCTCGCCATCCGTGATTTCTTCCAGAATGCGATTCACCTGCGCATGGGTGAGCAAGGTGCGCTGCAGGTAATCGACATCCCAGTGGCCGGCATCTTCTGCCAGACGCGCTGCACGGGTGAGCACGCCGCTCAAGGTGCCGACACAGCCCAGGGTGTTCTCCATCAAGGCTTCGGTGTGTGGCACCAACTGGCCCTTCCACAGGTGGGGCAGCTGCGCTTCAAACTGGCGCAGGCAGGTGTGGAAGGCCTGCACATCGCCCGGGCGGTCGTAGCGATAGCGCTCAAAGTGCAACACATGAATGCGCCGGGCCAGCTGGGCCGACAGGGACACCAGGTGGTACAGGTCATAGGAGCCGGTCAGCACAATCTGCGTGCCGCATTCGTTGGCCAGCGATTTGAGCGTGTTCAGATTCGACTGCATCTCGGTCTTGCTGACTTGGCTAAAGATATGGGCCGCTTCGTCAATGACCAAGAGGCGTGTGCCGCGCTGGCGCAGCGCACGCTCGACGGCCGTGCGCAGACCTGCCAGCGTGCTGCGGCCCTGGCGCATGGGGCGTACCAGGCGCTGCGTTGACGCATCGACCCCATAGGCTTGCTTACTCAGGCCCAGGCCGTCGCCTTCGAGTTGTTCGAGTAAACGTTCATACAGCAGGCGCCACGAGAAACATTTCTCTCCGGAGGCTGGTGCCTGCACATAGATGGCAGGAACGAGCTGTGCTTCCTGGTCCATCTGGCTGCTGGTGGCTTTGAGCTGCAGCTCTACAAGGTATTTGCTCAAGGTGCTTTTGCCGACACCGGTGGGGCCTACGACCAGCAGAATGCCGCTTTGGCTGTCCGGGTAGATGAGCGAGCGCATTTCTGTCGCGAGGTCACGGATACGCGTGTGGTTGATACGCAGCTGGCTCAACTGTTTGGAGGTCTTTACGCAAGCTTGTGCTGCAGGGATGGTGTTGGGAATGGAGGTCATGGTGCAGCGCTTTAGAACGTATCAAACAAATCGGTGGAGTCTTGAATGCCAGCGGCATCGGTGTTGTCTGTCAGGCGAGTTCCTTTCAGCTCGCTGGGTTGATGCAGTTGTGGAGGCGCATTTTTCCGCGCCAGCGGTCTCTGCTGGTTGCCCGCTGGTGGCGCCTCATTGGTGACAGACGCATTTGCTGCCTTCGTGAGCAAGCCAGGTTTGCGCGGAACGATGACCTCCGAGACATTGGCCAGTGCGAGCTTTCCGTAAAGCAAGCGGTTTTCTTGATGGCGCTCCATGGCCTGGGCCAGCGCGCCTTCGGGCGTGAAGGTTTGCAGGAACTCCTGCAGACGCTGCGCGGAGAGCGCGTCATTGACCTTGGTGCCGCTGCGATTGCGGTACTCTTCACTGAGCGCCATACGCTCGCTTTCGCTTCGGTGGCCCAGGCTCAGGAGGCTGCGGCATTGCGCGCGCAGCCAGGTGTTGTTGGCCCACACATAGACGCTCGAAGCATCCCAAGGGTCGTAGCGTACCTGCAAGCTTTGTCCTGCGATGTGGGGCTCGGCAAAGCGTGGGTTCCAGTACAGCAAGTCATTGACCTTGACCCCGCGCTGGCCATGCACGCGGCGCTGACCTGCCCGGTCCACGGGTGGGCAGGTAGCAATCATGAAGTCCTGGTTGAACAGCACCATGCGGTGCGGCTTTGTTGCATAAATCGGTTTGAGACTGAGTCTCCCCAAACCCCAGACTTAGTTATGCCACGGCCACCGTTTGGGGCGTGCCCAGCTCGGTGAAGCGATTGAGGATGGATGCCCGGATATTGAGCTCGGCCACCTGTCGCTCAA